CTTTAACAGGCACAGCAGCTAACTTTACTAAAGATGTAAAACTAACATCTAATGTTGGATCATTTACATTAACTGGTCAAGACGCACTAAAAGGCATATCTGAGACTGCAGGGCTTGTTTCCTTTACACTAAACGGACAGGCAGCAAACCTTAATAAGCAGCTTAATGTTACAGCTAATAATACAAGCTATACACTAACAGGACAACAGGCTTCTGTAGCCGTAGGCTATAATATTACTGCAGGTCAAGGTAACTTTAACTTAACGGGTCAAGATGCGCTTAAAGGAATATCTGAGACTGCTGGTCTTGTATCGTTTAGTGTAGCAGGTCAAGACGCATCATTTACTAAAACTCTTAATACTACTCTTGACCCAGGTAACTTTACCTTAACTGGTCAGGATGCGTTAAGAACTATTGCATTAAGTACTAATACAGGTTACTATAATCTTACTGGTCAAGATGCTGGTTCTGTACAGGTACTAAGTATTATATCGCCTACAGGTAGCTTCACACTATCTGGGCAAAACAGTACACTAAATACTGGTAAGTTATTTTCTGTTGATAACACATCTTACATCAGCGCAGGGTATGATGTAACCTTTGATGTATCTGTAGCAGCTAACACTGGTACATATACTCTAACAGGCCCAGAACCAAGTATTACTAAAGACCTAAACATGACGTTGGGTCTAGGTACGTTTAGCTTTGAGGGGCAAGATGCTCTTAAAGGTATCTCTGAAGTTGCTGGCTTAGTATCATTCAGTGTAGATGGGCAAGATACTACACTAACCTCTGTAAGGTCTTTCAGTGCAGATGCGGGTAGCTTTACCCTTGCTGGTCAAGATGCTGCTACGCTAAGAGAAGTTAAACTTTCTGCTGAATCAGGAAGCTATGCAGTAGCAGAACAAGATATAACATTTGGCGTAGAGCTATCTATTATATCTGATAATGCAGCGTATGTTCTTACAGGTCAAGACGCAGTACCTAATATTAGCAGAGTAATGTCTGCTGGACATGAAGCATTTACTGTTACAGGACAAAACGTAATAGTACGTGTTGACAGAAATGTTGATGCTAATGCTGGTGTATTTGTATTAACAGGGCAAGATGTCGCACTTCTTTCTGTTTCTAGTCTGGTTGCTGCAAATGGTAGTTTTGCTCTATCTGGTCAAGACATAGGCATTGGTACTGCTACTACTCTTTCTACTGCAGCATTGTCTGTAAATACTAACAGTGTCTCTATTGTAGAGAATGTAGGCGAATACACGCCTGTATATACAAATGTGTTGTATTTAACAGCAGACAATGAAAGAAACACAGTTTATATTGGACCTAAAGAAAATCATACAGTAGTGCTGGCACCTCAAGACAGACGATCAACAGCATACGCCGCATAATAAGGAATATATAATGTCATATAAATGGCCCGACAAAGACCCTGATGAGATTGTAGACTACAGCGTAGACTGGTCTAGGTTTCTTGATACAGACACCCTATCTTCAGCAGTTTGGTATATTGATGCAGCAGATGGAACTAAAACTTCAGTGGCTAATGGTGACGTTGTTGATGGTTTACAGTTTGTACAAAAGTCAAACACATCTACAGTAACAACTGCACGTTTTGCTCTAGGTACAGCTAATAAGCGTTATAAGATTACTTGTGCAGTTACTACAGGTTTAGGTTTAGTATATGAACGTTCTATATTTTTACGGACAAGAGAAAAATAATGTTTAAAAAATATATTAACTGTCACGATTGTGGTGCTGAAACAGATTCTTTACTACCAAACTTACCAGAAACGTATGACATAGAAACTGATGTACCTAGAGAGTGCTTAGAGTGTGGAAGCAGTCAAACAGACTTAGCTGTCATATGGCAAGAAGAAAAGGAATAAACAATGGCTTATAACTTTCTAAGTCTGGTTAATGACATCAATCGTAGATTAAATGAAGTAGAGCTTACTTCTAGTAATTTTAGTGGTGCTAAAGGTTACTATCAGTTTGCTAAAGACTCTGTAAATGCTGCTATAAGACACATCAATCAAGAAGAGTTTGAATGGCCTTGGAATCATGTAGAGCAAACTGAAGTATTAACTGCAGGTACTACACGATATAGTTATCCCTATGATGCAAAGACTATCAACTTAAACACCTTTCGTATTAAGCGTAATGCTGATTTAGATGTTGAAACTGTACGTTTAAAGTCACTAAGTTATGAACATTACCTTGACAAATACGCAGATTTAGAGTATAACTCTAGTACAAACGTTAGAGGTGTTCCTCAGTATGTAGTTCGTACACCTAGTCGTGAGCTTATATTTGCACCAACTCCTGATAAAGACTATGAAGTAGTTTATGATTATTTTGCAAATGCGTATGATTTAGAACTACACTCTGACGTACCTCGCCTTCCTGAATCCTATAGATATGTAATTGTAGACGGGGCAATGTACTACGTGTCACAGTTTAAAGGTGACATGCAGGGCGCACAGTTAGCTTTAAATAAGTTTGAACTGGGCATAAAGCATATGCGTAGCTTACATATTAACCGTACCGAATATATTTATGATAAACGAGTAGCTTATTAATGCCGTCAACGTGGTCAACATATCCTATAGAGTTTAAAGGTGGGTTAGTATCTAACTTAACTCAGCTTCAGCATGGCCTTAATATGCCAGGTTCTGCTTCATATCTTGAAAACTTTGAAGTATCTAAATCAGGTGGTTATAAAAAAATTAATGGGTACTCTACTTATGATGACTCTGAGTTAACAGGTATTGATGGTGTATTAACAGTAGCTATTACGGATACTTTATCAAATGTATACGCAGCACGTGTAGAGTCTACAGATACAAACACTGTTTACTATAAGAGTACTGGTTATAACGCAACTACAAAAGCATACAGTGGGTGGACATCTATAGGTTCTGTAACAAAAAGTACTAACCCTATAGATCACACTAATGTAGCTTTTGCTGGTACAGAGACTACTATATTTGTAGATGGAAGTAATTACCCACATTACACAACAGGTACATCTATCACAGAAATGGATAGTGCTAATAGTGCTGACCTAGAAGGTGCTGGTGTTGTAACTATCTACAAAAACCATGTATTCTTTGCTATAGGTAATCTGTTAGTACATAGTGCGCCTTTTTCAATAACAGATTATAGTGCGGCTAATGGCGGTGCTTCTTATATTTTTGATTCTGATATAACAGGCTTAATCAGTTTTCGTGAGCAGTTATTTATCTTTACTAAAAAGAACATTCGTGTATTTAGTGGTAATACCGTATCTGACTTTACTATTAACCCAGTAGCTGAAGACATTGGTTGTATTGACTTTAGGACAGTTAAAGAGGTTGGCGGTGACGTTATGTTCTTGTCACTAGGTGGTTTGCGACTACTTAGTGCAACTGATAGACTTAACGACTTTAGTATTAACTTACCTACCGATTCTGTGTTTAAGCAGGTTAATGAACTTATTGACTCCGCTAACGACTATACTTCTGTAACCATACCAAGTAAAGCACAGTATCGTTTGTTTGCAGCTAATCCATCTGTAGGGCAACGTTCTGCTAAAGGTCTAACAGGTACTAAACTTGTAGCGCAGGGTGGTGAAGGTTTTCAATGGTCTACTCTGAGGGGTATTCTTGTATTATGTTCCGATCACAAATCCTATGGAGATGAAGAGCTTATTGTCTTTGCTAATTCGGATGGTTATGTCTATAAGATGGAAGACGGTATTACTTTTGGTTCAAGCAGAGACTCCGTTAGTGGCGAGTTGACAGGTGGTACAAACATAACGTCTGTTTTTCAGACACCTTACATACCAATTACAGACCCCAACATTCGTAAGACTTTTTATCGTGTAAACTTTTACCTCGACACAGAGGGTGAGTTCTCAGCAAAGGCACAGCTAATGCTAGATTATGGTGCAAGTCTTGCAGAAGGAACAATCCAACCAGAACCCTTTACTATTTCTAATGTAGGAAATATATCTGGTATATACGGAGACTATAGTTCTGTGTTTGGTACTACAGTTTTTGGTGGTGTAATTGATTATAGATATGATAGTCATTTACAGGGTTCAGGTAACGTGTTTGCATTGCGTTTAGAAGACATATCAACAAGCGCACCATATACGGTAGACTCTGCAGTTATAGAGTTTAAAGAAAATGATAGGCAGTAGGAATTAAAAATGGCAGGGTATACAAGACAAGATACATCTAATAACATTGCAAATGGTAAAGTTATTGATGCTGATGATCTAGACGCAGAGTTTGATCAGGTTGAATCTGCTTTTAGTTTTGCAAGTGGTCACTCTCACGATGGTACTGCAGGAGAAGGTGGTGCTATTCTAAAGACTGGCCCAGCGCAACAGTTTGAATTTAATTCAACAGACATGCGTCCCAAGTCAGGTGAGACAAGTCTTGACATTGGTTTGTCTGGTTTGCCATTTGATAATGTTTATGCAAATACTGTAGTTGGTAATTTAACTGGAAACGTAACAGGCAATCTTACTGGTAATGTGACAGGGGATATAACTGGTGATCTTACTGGTGATGTTACAGGTGATGTTACAGGTAACTTAACAGGAAATGTTACAGGTAACGTTACAGGGAATTTAACAGGTGATGTGACAGGCAACCTTGTTGGTGCAACGACTACATCTAAAGACCTAAACCCTGATACAGATAGTACTTATGATCTAGGTACTACAGCTATTCGTTGGGCAAACATTTATGGCGATGCTGCAAATATTACATCTATTACAGGTGCACTAACAGGCGACGTTACTGGCAATGTCACAGGAAATGTCACTGGTAACTTAACAGGTGATGTCACAGGTGATCTAACAGGGGACGTTACTGGCAATGTTACAGGAAATGTCACTGGTAACGTGACAGGGAATGTAACGGGTAATTTAACTGGAGATG